TGTGAAAGTTCCTGGTGAGAAGGAAGATAAGATAGAAGACTACGAATATACCAGGGCAGAGCTATACACCCTCATCAGCAAGGGTCAGGAGGCGGTACAAGGCGCCTTAGAGGTTGCCCAGGAGAGCGGACACCCTAGAGCGTATGAAGTCGCTGTGAATGCCATGAAACAGGTGGCAGACATGACTGACAAACTCCTAGATGTTCAGAAGAAGATGAAGGATCTAGATGCCGAGAATAAGAAAGTTACAAATGTTACAAACAACGCCATGTTTGTAGGCAGCACAACTGAGCTTCAGAAGATGCTGAAGCAGATGGGAGGAGGCAAACGATAAATATTTTATTGTCTCTCAGTTCAACCAATGGCAAAGTCAGCTAACAAAGGCAAGAAAGGATCCAATGGATCTAAGCAAAATCAAGGCAATGCCACTGCCAAGAAAGCAAAGAATGGGGGCAAGAAAAAATGACGTTGATAGCATTTGCGATCATAGGAATAGTTGAGGTTGGACCCAACGTTTGCCAGATTGATTATATGAGATACGTGGATGTTGCGAGTGTAAAACTTCCTTGCGACATCGTGAAACTAAATACTATTGATATGAAGTCGGAAGATGCCAGTTCCAGCAACCAACTTAAATTACGTTAGAAATGACGTAAATTGTGATCCATTAGTGACACAACCTGCTTCGGTAACGGTTGATGTATTCAACGGAACAGAAGGTTGGACGGCATTTCAATACAAGGATTTCAACGGTAATTATGTCCCAAGAAATCCCAACAATACTGTAAGAACTCCTGGAACATTTCAAGCAAGGAACTACGATAATACTACCAGAACTCCTGCCGATTATCAACGTTATGATGTAACCAATAATCCGATATTAGCATAATGGCACAGTATAACAGAAATACCCGACAGTTCTTAAATCAAGAAAGAACGTTATTCGAAGTCATGATGCTTTCGGATAACTGGGGAACTCGTGCCGATTTTCGCCCAGACTTCACGAGTAAGAATAGATTAAAGACATCTCCATACGAAACATCATTTTTCAATACATTTCAGTTTGGTAAGGAAAGTGATGTATGGGATGAGACCACAGCAAATGGTGGAACAGCAACGCACGATCCAAACCGTTCTGGTGTTGTAATGGCAGTAACTAGCACTACTGGTTCTGAGGTGATCCGCCAGACGAAACATGTGATGAGGTATATTCCTGGCAGAACATGCACAGTAAGCTTTGCTATTCGCTTACAAACACCAGTAGCAGGTGTTCGTAGAAGATTTGGTTTGTTTGATGAGAACAACGGCGTCTTCTTTGAGGATAGTGGAGATGGAAATTACTACTGTGTATTGAGAAGTAAGACGACTGGTTCCGTAGTTGAGACCAGAGTTGCTAGAGCAGATTGGAATGGAGACAAGTTAGATGGAAATGGCAGAAGTAAAATTACTGCTGATCCAAATGCCCAGCATATGATCAATATTGAATATGAGTGGTATGGTGCTGGTCAAGTGAAATTCTCTTACGTTATTGGCGGCGAAACTCACACCATTCACACATTCAATACTGGAAATATATTGAGCACAGTTTGGTCGGCAACACCATTCTTACCCATTCGATTGGAACTAAAGAATGTAACTGGTGTTGCTGGAACTCATTATCTTTATCAAGGTTCTAACTCAATCATTAGTGAGGGTGTGCCAGAGAAGTTGGGAACATCTCAAAATGTCATCACTCCATTAGCAGGTAGAACGATGACACTTGCTAATACATTTTATCCAATAGTTAGCATTCGTTTAAAGAGTACAGCACTTCAGGGTATTGCGCTTCCGTCGGCATTCCAAGCAGCGACAACTGATAACGCTAACATTTTTTATAAATTAGTTGTGAACGCAACTCTTACTGGTGCTTCATGGGTTGATATGGCAGATCCAAATTCATTCACTCAATATGATCTAAGTGCTACAGGAATGACTGGTGGAACTGATATTGATGCTGGTTTTGTTGTTTCTGGTGCGAGTTCAACAATTCAAATCAACTCCAAAACAGCAAACCAAATTGGTAGAAGTTCCATGGGGACTGTTTCCGATACTCTCACTCTCGCTGTTGCTTGTGGAACAGCAAACAAAAGTGCTATCGCTTCGATGACCTGGATAGAACAACGATGAAAAACTATAAAGAAATCAAACATCTTGCTGAAGAAGCAAAGAAAAAAGAGCAAGAAGAAAAGCGTTTCTGTAAGCTCTGCCAAAAACCAGAGACCAGAAAGGAATGTTCCTATGGCGAGAAAGCATGGGATCGTTTCGCAGTTCCAGTTCAATCTATCAAAAGAGAAGAAGTTGAATTAGAAGAGGGAGCTGCCTGGACAAAAAAGTCTGGGAAGAATAAGAATGGCGGTCTCAACGAAAAAGGTAGAAAGTCATACGAAAGAGCTAATCCTGGAAGCGACCTTAAGGCACCTTCAAAGAAAGTTGGAAATCCCCGCAGGGCGTCATTTTGTGCCAGAATGAAGGGCATGAAATCAAAGCTAACTTCCAAGAAAACTGCCAGCGATCCAGATAGCAGGATCAATAAATCTCTTCGTGCGTGGAATTGCTGACAATAAAAGTTCATATAATTTGTTCTCGTTATAATTAGTTTTGAGGTTTCTATTATGGTTATGAGACTGAACGAAGAGGATATCACACGCCTTATTCTTGCATGTAAATGCTACAAAGATATTACTGGATCCGAGCATATCTGGGATCAGTATGAAGAACTAGAGAAGAAGCTTCGAACGTATCTCGAACAATATTCGACAAATGAATAATACACTCCTGAATGCTATGGTGCTCTTTTTCGCCATAGCACTTTTCATTTATTGGGGTTTGAATAATGCTTACCCTCGTTGAGCATCTAGCATCAAGTCCTATCTGGTTGGGACTATGTGGATTTGGTATTATTGTCTTACCGATTATGGGAATACAACACATTCATAAACACAAATGATACACGACTTTCCTTGGGGCGTCATAGCAATTCTCGGCACAGGTCTAGTCTTTACCTTGTATGTCATCTACTACATACTAAAGTTAGCACATGAAGAGATGAAAGATGGCGGACACTAAGGATCCTTACATTTATCGTATCAAAGCAGTTCTAAAGGTAGTAGATGGCGACACTATTGACGCTGATATTGATTTGGGTTTTGATATTTCCCTTACTAAGCGCATACGCCTTGCGGGGATTGATACCCCAGAGAGCCGCACGGCGGATCCATATGAAAAGAAACTCGGATTACAAGCAAAAGACTGGCTCAAGGAAAGATTGAATTTTGCTAAAGACATTATCATCAAGACAGAACTTCCAGACAGTACAGAGAAGTATGGTCGTATCATCGGTCACCTGTTTATCAACGGTGAAGAAGTTTCACTCAACAACCAAATGATTGCTGAAGGTCATGCTTGGAACTACGATGGTGGAACAAAAGGTAAGGATTTCAACACACTCAAAGAAATCAGAGTTGCCAAAGGAACCTGGACTGAAGCGTAATTTATAAAATTGTAAAGAGATACTTATAAAAATGTAGCCAATTGTAACATTTTTTTCTGCTACATAGCTTATAATATTTGTAGCGATAGGTTACATATGTACGGCATTTATTTCATTATTGTATTTGTTACAGTCCTAGTAGCATATGCTGGTGTCGATGAAACTATGAACCTATTTGCTTATGCTGATCTCCAAGTTCGCTATGCGTTCATTAGAGTTCAGATGAAATGGATGGGTTGGAAACTCAAAAGGCAACTGGTGAGGGATACAACCGACTTCCGAAAGTTCCTCGAAGAATACAATAATGAACACAAAGACTTGCCTTAAGTGTGGTGCTATGTGGATTGATGGTCAGCACTACTGGACTGGTACGAACAAACCTGGCAACGAAGATGACTTGGCAGGTCTTGTTTGTAATAAACTTGGTGATGACACCTGTATCAATCCAAAGAAAGGTTCCGAGATTGGAGTAACCTGGGAGAAGAGATTGAAGGAGTTGGAAGAAGACCACCCAGCATAAATACCAGTAGTGACTAGGTTTTATTGTGGCAGCTGGTACTGATGTATATTTGGGTAATCCTAATCTAAAGAAAGCAGGAACCCAAATATCATTTACAAAGAAACAAATCAACGAATGGATCAAGTGTAAAAATGATCCAGTCTATTTTGCTGAAAATTATATTAAGATTATCTCACTAGACGAAGGCTTGGTGCCTTTTGAGATGTATGATTTCCAGAAGAATATTTTAAGAGACTTCCATGAAAACCGATTCAACATCGCAAAGCTCCCAAGACAAACTGGAAAATCCACTACGGTTGTTGCTTATCTGCTTTATTACGCAATATTCTTTGATAGCGTTAATATTGGCATTCTGGCTAACAAAGCTTCCACATCCAGGGAACTCCTGAGCAGACTTCAACTTGCTTATGAGAACTTACCAAAGTGGATGCAGCATGGTGTAGTTGTTTGGAACAAAGGTAATGTCGAACTTGAAAACGGATCAAAAATTCTGGCATCTTCTACATCTGCGTCTGCTGTCCGAGGCATGTCGTTTAATATCTTGTTCCTCGACGAATTCGCTTTCGTTCCAAACCATGTTGCAGAGCAATTCTTTGCCTCTGTTTATCCTACTATTACTTCAGGTAAGAGCACGAAAGTCATAATCATTTCAACGCCGAATGGCATGAACCACTTTTACAAGATGTGGATTGATGCCAAGAACGGTAAGAATGGTTATGTAATGAATGAGGTTCATTGGTCTCAAGTTCCTGGTAGGGATGCCAAGTGGAAAGAAGAGACACTCAAGAATACTTCACAAAGACAGTTCGCACAAGAGTTTGAGTGCGACTTCCTTGGATCTGCTGATACACTTATCAGTCCATCTAAATTACAAAACATACCATTTGCTGACCCAATTACATCCAATGCAGGACTTGATATCCACGAAAGAGTACAAAAAGATCACGAATACATTATTACTGTTGATGTTGCCAGAGGAATTGGTGGCGACTATAGTGCTTTTGTCGTGTTTGATATCACCACACTGCCGTATAAGGTCGTGGCAAAGTACAGAAATAATGAAATTAAACCTGTATTGTTTCCCTCGGTAATTTTACAGGTAGCAAAGGAATACAACTTACCATATATCCTAGTAGAAGTCAATGATATTGGTGATAGTATTGCTGCCACTTTGAACTACGATCTAGAGTATCCTAATGTATTGATGTGTGCGATGCGTGGTAGAGCAGGTCAAATTGTTGGCACAGGTTTCTCTGGAATGAAAACTCAACTTGGTGTCAAGATGAGTGTGACAGTTAAGAAATTGGGTTGCGCTAATCTTAAAGCAATCATCGAAGAAGATAAACTAACGTTTGGCGATTTTGAAATTCTACAGGAGCTCACTACATTCATTCAAAAGAAGATGGCATGGGAAGCAGACGAAGGATACCACGATGACCTTGTGATGTGTCTGGTTCTCTTTGCGTGGTTAGTCATGCAAGAGTACTTCAAAGAGATGACAGATCAGGATGTTCGTCGTCGTATCTACGAAGAGCAGAGAAATCAAATTGAGCAAGACATGGCACCATTTGGTTTTGTTGATGATGGAATGGGAGATGATAGTTTTGTGGACGCAGATGGATCTCTGTGGGAATATGGGCAGACCCAAGAACAAGTATCTTATATGTGGAATTACTAATGAACTTAGAAGATCAGTATTCTTTAGAACACCTTATCTTTAAAGATAGGAAGTGTAGATCTTGTGGGGAAGTGAAAGATCTACTTACTGATTTTTATTTGACACGTAAATATAAAAGACCCTTTGCATCATCATATTCTTATGAATGTAAGGCATGTACTGTCAAGAGAATTTTAGATAGTAGGAAAAAAGATACTGGTATTTGGTCTTATCCAGACTGGTAGTATGTTCATGCACTGTTTCCCCCTCTGAACATTACTAATTTCTAAATAGATTTAGATAAATTTGATATCTAAGAGGTAAAAAAATGGCAAGTCAAGTCTCGCCTGGTGTTGTTATTAAGGAGCGTGATTTATCCAATGCCGTTGTTGTAGGTTCACTAGCTATTCGTGCTGGTTTTGCTTCAACATTTCGCACTGGACCAGTAGGCAAAATCGTAAACGTCAATTCAGAAAGAGAACTCATTGACACCTTCGGAACACCAGATGAGGCAAATGCTTCTGATTGGTTAGTTGCAGCAGAATTTCTTCGTTATGGCGGTCAACTAGCAGTTCTTCGTGCTACCACTGGAGTAAAGAACGCAGCTAAGTCTGGCACTGGAGTTCTTGTTGCTGATAAAGACGCATTTGACGCTGGTGTTACGACAGAAAAATTCGTTGCTCGCTACGCAGGAACCGAAGGTAATTACTACAGAGTAGTAATTCTAGATCGTGGAGCAGATTACAAAGTAACCAAAGCATCACACGGCCTCACCGTTGGTGGTACTTATACCGATGCCTCTTCAGTAACTCATGAAGTGTACAAGGTAATCAATGCTAGCAGCTTCCTAATCGTAAAAGGTTCTGCTGTTCCCACCGCTGGTGCTGGAGAAACTATCGTTGCTTACACCAACTCTGATTGGAACGCTGAGGCAATCGGTTCAACTGGTCTTACATTCAAGGCAGTTGGTCCTCGCCCTGGTACATCACCATGGGCTGCTGAGCGTTATCTTTCATACGACGAAGTTCATCTTGCTGTTATTGATGAAAGAGACAATACAATCGTCGAGCGTCTCACATATCTTTCCAAAATCTCTGATGCTAAGTCACCAGAAGGAAATTCAACTTATTGGAAAGCAGCAGTAAATGAATTCTCACAGTACATTTATGCTGGTGTAGAACTAACCTCAGCAGAGATTACAACCGCTGGAGAAAATCCTGGTGGAACTGCTGCTTCATATGCTGCTACTTCGGGTGCTCCAAAAGAATTGTCAAGAATTCTTCAAACTGCTGGTGGTACTCTATCTGGTGGTCTAGATGACTTTGCTTATACTGCTGGTGAAATTCAAGCAGCATATGATGAGTTCTTAGATACAGAAGCAACCTCAATTGACTTCGTTCTAATGGGCGGATCAATGAGCAACGAAACTGACACTATTGCTAAGGCACAAGCAGTTGCTGCTATTGCTAACAGCAGAAAGGATTGCGTTGCTTTCCTATCACCATACGTTGGAAACCAAGTAGCTACATCAGGTGGTGCTGCTATTTCTGCAGCAACTCAACTATCAAATACAATTGCTTTCTTTGGAAATATTGCTTCCAGTTCATATATTGTTCTAGACAGTGGTATCAAATACACCTATGACCGTTTCAACGACAAGTATCGTTATATCGGTTGTAACGGTGACGTTGCTGGTCTTTGTGTTTCAACCACAGCAATTCTTGATGACTGGTTCTCACCAGCTGGTCTAAATCGTGGTGGAGTTCAAAACGTTGTAAAACTTGCTTTCAATCCTAACAAGGCACAGAGAGACGATCTTTACAGCAACAGAATTAATCCAATCGTTTCACTTCCTGGTGCTGGTCCCGTTCTCTTTGGAGATAAGACTGGTCTCGCTTCACCTTCGGCATTTGACAGAATTAACGTTCGTCGTTTGTTCCTCAATGTTGAGAAAAGAGCAAAGGGACTTGCTGAGGCAGTACTTTTTGAACAGAACGATAGCACAACTCGCAGCAATTTCTCTGCTTCGATGTCATCTTACCTATCAGAAGTTCAAGCACGTAGAGGTGTAATCGACTTCCTCGTTGTTTGTGATGAAACAAACAACACCCCAGAAGTCATTGATAGAAATGAGTTTGTCGCTGAACTCTACCTCAAGCCAACCCGCTCAATTAACTATGTAACGGTTACCGTAACGGCAACTAGAACGGGCGTTTCCTTCTCGGAAGTCGTTGGTAGATAATTAGTAATATAAGAAAACATCACAGAGGTAACCACTAATGGCATCGTCAAACGTAAGTCAGTTCCTACAAACTATCGGTCAGGGCGTGAAGCCCAACATGTTCCTGATCGACGTTCAGTTTCCTGCTACACTCGCTAAGCAAACAGAAGATCAGAACCTTACAAATTTACTTTGTAAGTCAGCAGCACTTCCTGGTTCAAACCTTGGAGTAATTGAAGTTCCTTTCCGTGGAAGAACAGTTAAGATCGCAGGTGATCGTACATTCGATACTTGGACCACAACCTTCTTCAACGATAAGGACTTCAAACTACGCTCGTTCTTCGAGCAGTGGGCGAATAGCATCAACACTCACGAGGGCAACACTGCTCCTCTCTTTACTCCAAATAATTCATCTGGATATATGGCAGATCTTGGAGTTAAGCAACTTGAGAAAGATGCTAGTGTAGAAGGAGCTATTCTAAGAAGCTACACTCTGAAGTATTGCTTCCCAACCAACGTTTCTCAAATTGATGTTGCTTATGATAGCAATGATCAAATTGAAGAGTTCACAGTTGAGTGGCAGTATTCATACTTCACTGCTGAAGGTGGAACTAGACAGGGAGTTTCTTCACTTCCAGTAGTCTAATAAATAGTTGGAAGCAGTATTTGAATAAGTAATCATGAGTCAACTTTTTGGCTTCCAAATTAATCGCAAGGAGGGACAGAAGGGGCAATCCCCTGTCCCTCCTTCTGCTGATGATCCAGTTGCAGTTGCCGCAGGTGGATATTATGGAACATATGTAGAAACCGACGCTGCTTCTCAAGCTCGTAATGAATTTGAGTTGATCCGTCGTTACCGTGATATGGCACTTCACCCAGAAGTTGATAGTGCTATTGATGAAGTTGTAAATGAATTTATCGTTAGTGATGCTAATGATACTCCAGTTGAGATCAATTTAGATAATCTAGATGTTGGATCTGGAGTAAAGAATAGAATTAGAAACGAATTCGAACATATCAAAAAACTTTTAAATTTTGATAACAGATCGCATGAAATTGTGCGTAACTGGTATATTGATGGAAGATTATATTATCACAAAGTTATCGATTTAGATAATCCAAAAAAAGGAATTCTAGAACTTCGTTACGTTGATCCCATGAAGATCAAGAAAGTTCGCCAAAAAATCGATAACGCAACAAAAGATTCTCTTGCTCGTCAAGCAATCAAGGGGACCGCACTAGAGTATGAGTATGGTACATTTGTCGATTACTTCCTTTACAACCCAAAAGGATTTTATCAAGGCGGTGTTCTCGGACCAATTGGTGATATGTCCTTATCACAAGGCGTCAAGATAGCACCAGACTCAATCACATTTGTCCCATCTGGACTACAAGATCTCAACAAAAGAATGGTGTTGAGTTTCCTTCATAAGGCAATCAAGTCTCTCAATCAACTCCGCATGATTGAAGACAGCTTGGTAATCTATAGATTATCGAGAGCACCAGAAAGAAGAATTTTTTACATCGACGTTGGCAATCTACCAAAGGTAAAAGCGGAGCAATACCTCCGTGATGTAATGTCTCGTTATAGAAATAAACTGGTTTATGATTCATCTACTGGAGAGATGCGTGATGACAAAAAGCATATGTCGATGCTTGAGGATTTCTGGTTACCTCGTCGTGAAGGCGGTAGAGGAACTGAGATCACTACACTCCCAGGCGGTCAGAACCTTGGTGAGCTCAAGGACGTTGAGTATTTCAAAAAGAAACTTTACAACTCACTCAACTTACCACCTTCCCGCCTTACGGATGACAGCAAAGGGTTTAATCTTGGTAAGACCACAGAGGTTCTTAGGGACGAACTCAAGTTTGCGAAATTCATAGGTCGTCTCCGCAAGCGTTTTAGTGAGATGTTCCAAGACATGTTGAAGACGCAGCTAATCCTCAAAGGTGTTATCTCACCAGAAGATTGGGATGACATGAAGGAGCATATCCAATATGATTTCCTCTTCGATAATCACTTCAACGAATTGAAAGAAATTGAGATGATGACGCAACGTATTGCCGTTGTCACTCAGATGGATCCGTTTGCTGGTAAGTATTTCTCCGTTGAGTATATCCGTCGTCACGTTCTCAATCAAACTGAAAAGACATTCAGTGAGATTGATAAGCAGATGAAGAAAGAAATAAAATCTGGACTTGCAATTGATCCTGCACAGACAAATATGTTGGATACAATGGCATCACAAAATAGTGCCTTTGGTCCAGAAATTTCAAATATTCAAGCACAAGATGCGGCATCAAGAGAAGCGGAAGCTGCTGATGCTGGCGTTGATCGTGAGCTTGATAAAGCAACGAGAATGCCTAAACCTCCAGCAAATACTAAATAAAATATAACTAAATTATTATCATGGCAGAATATACTGAAAACAATAATGAAGTGGGTGTAGTCGATATCGTAAATAAAATCAACGATAACGATAGAGCATCAGCAATTGATGCTATCCATGATTTGCTTTTTGCTAAGGCATCAGATGCCATGGCTCAATATAAGCAAGTTGTAGCAAACACATTCTTCGACGAACCAACCGAGACCGAAACCGATGAAACTGATAACGGAACAGATTGAGGACGTAAAAGTTCTCACAGAAGAAAAGAACGGAAAGAAACTTCTTTATATCGAAGGAGTTTTTCTTCAGTCCGAACTGAAGAACCGTAATGGACGCATGTATCCATTTGATGTTCTCGATCGTGAGGTAACAAGATATAACGAAGAGTATGTCAAAACTAAGAGAGCTCTTGGAGAACTTGGACACCCAGATGGTCCTACAGTAAACCTCGATAGAGTGTCACATAGAATTACAGAACTCCGTGCGGAAGGACATAATTTCTATGGTAAGGCACAAATCCTAGATACGCCGATGGGTAACATCGCTCGTTCGCTTTTGGATGAGGGAGTACAACTTGGTGTTTCATCTCGTGGTATGGGAAGCATCGACAAGCGTGAAGACATCTCAATTGTTCGTGATGATTTCATGCTCACAACTGCTGCTGATATTGTAGCAGATCCTTCCGCACCTGATGCTTTTGTTAATGGCATCATGGAAGGAAAAGAATGGGTCTGGGAAAATGGTATTTTGAAAGAAGCAAAAGTTGATAAATACCGCAAGTACATTGATGAGGCAACTCGTCAAAATCTAGAGGCAAGAACGCTCAAAGTATTTGAGCATTTCCTCTCAAATCTTTGATTTAATAAATAAACATAGAATAATTATACGGAAAATTACGAGGTAAACTCAAATGTCAGATATGCTAAACGAAAAGTTTGAAGAGTTTGTTACTGAGCAAAAAGTTATTCTGGAAGCTAGCGATCCTATGCCGACCGTTCAAGCTTCTGTAATTCCTGCTGCTGGTAGCGATCCTTCACAGGTTTCTGACGTTCAGACTGCGAAGGCTGGCGGCAAAGATCCTGCTCCCACCGTCCAACCTTCTGTTGCTATCGGTCAGAAAGCAGCAGCAGATCTAGGTGGTTCAACTTCCGCACCTCTTCACAGCAATGATGAAGATGGCGAAGAGAATCCTGGTGCGAAAGCAGCAGCACCTATCTCGCAAATTTCTGGTGATCCTCAGTTGGCAGCAAAGAAAGATGCTGGTGACCAAGGAACTCAACCAACAGTAAATGTTGCCGCAGCATACGGCATCACTAAGATGGGCGGAAATGTCACATATCCAATTAAAGCTGGATTTGAAATTGACATGACCGACGACGTAAATGCTCTCCTAGAGGGCACCGAACTCTCCGCTGAGTTTGCTGAGAAAGCAAAGACAATCTTTGAAGCAGCAGTCACAGCAAAACTCAACGAAGAGTACGACAGACTTGTAGAACACTTTGCCACTGAACTCGATAAGCAAGTAGAAGCAGTTAAATCTGAACTATCCGAGGAAGTAAACGGCACCGTGAGCTACGCTATCGGTCAATGGATGGAAGAAAACCAAGTTGCCATCGACCGTGGTATCAGAAATGAGATTACCGAAGACTTCATCGCAGGTCTCAAGGGTCTCTTTGAAGAGCACTACATTTCTATCCCCGACGAAAAAGTTGATGTGGTAGAAGGTATGGCCGACACGATTCGTGAAATGGAAGGGCGCCTCGACGAACAGGTTAAGGCTAATGTGAAATTACAAAATCGTCTGAATGAGACTGCCAAACTCAACATTCTGAACACTGTTTCAGAAGGACTTGCAGATACTCAGAAAGAAAAACTCGCAGCACTTGCTGAAGGTCTTGAGTTTGTTTCCGAAGAAAGTTTCTCCTTAAAGGTAAAAACCATTAAGGATGCATACTTCAAAGAATCAATCGCAACCCCAACGGAAGTTTCTGACGAAACCCCAGTAGAAGGTGTAGGTCAAGAGGTAACACCAGCAATGGCACAATATCTCCAGGCACTAAACCGCTGGGCAACCTGATTATTCGTTAACACCTATTTTTCAAACGGAGCAAACAAATGTTTAACGCAAAAGCTCTAACCGAAAAGTGGTCACCTGTTCTAGGTCATGAAGGCGCTGGCGCCATCAAAGACAATTATAGAAAGGCTGTTACCGCTGTTCTGTTAGAAAATACAGAAAAGGCACTACGTGAAGAGCGTGGTATGATCAACGAAGCATCCAACACTGTTGGTGCTATCGGTTCCAACGCACTTTCGGGTAGCGCACTAGGAACTCAAACTGGTGGTCTTGCAGGTTTCGATCCTGTCATGATCTCCCTAATCCGCAGAGCAATGCCTAACCTCGTTGCTTATGATATCTGCGGTGTTCAACCAATGAGCGGTCCTACTGGACTTATCTTTGCAATGAAGTATCACTACCAGTCTAACTCTGGTGGTCTACGTGGTGGTCGTGAGGCACTCTACAACGAACCTGACAGCAACTTCTCTGCTTCTTCAGCAGGTGCTGCTGTATATGACAACGCCCCACTCGGTACAGATGATGTTAACCCACTTGGCGACGGTGGTACTACCGATGCTAACCCAGGTCTTCTAAATGATAGCGGCACTTATGAGCGTGGCACAACTGCTATTGCTCGTGAGAACGCTGAAACTCTAGGTTCTGGCGCTACTCTCTTCAACGAGATGAGCTTCAGCATCGAGAAGACTTCGGTACAAGCACGTACCAGAGCACTCAAGGCAGAGTACACCCTAGAACTAGCACAAGACCTCAAGGCAATCCATGGTCTTGATGCTGAGCAAGAGCTCGCTAACCTACTCTCAAGCGAGATCCTCGCTGAGATCAACCGTGAAGTTGTCCGTACCGTTTACACCGTTGCTAAGCCTGGTGCTCAGAACAACGTTGCTAACGCTGGTATCTTCGACCTCGACGTTGATTCAAACGGTCGTTGGTCCGTTGAGAAGTTCAAGGGTCTAATGTTCCAAGTTGAGCGTGACGCTAACGCAATCGCACAACAAACCCGTAGAGGTAAGGGCAACTTCCTCGTCACTTCTGCTGACGTTGCTTCTGCTCTCGCTATGAGCGGCACCCTTGATTATTCTTCAGGTCTCTCAGGCGCTGGTGGTCCTTCCATCGGTGAAGTAGATGACACTGGTAACCTCCTTGTCGGAACCATGAACGGCAGAATTAAGGTCTATGTTGATCCTTATTCAGCAAACGTTTCCAGCAACCACTACTATGTTGTTGGTTACAAGGGTTCTTCACCATATGACGCAGGTCTATTCTACTGCCCATATGTTCCCCTCCAGATGCTCCGTTCGATTGATCCTAACACCTTCCAGCCTAAGATTGGCTTCAAGACCCGTTACGGAATGGTTGCTAACCCATTCGTCGTTCAGTCGAATGGCACCCCAGATGCAGAGACCCTCACTGCTAACCGCAACCAGTACTACAGAAGAGTACTTGTTAAGAACCTCATGTGATCCATTCACAATTCAACACACAGGGGACCCTTCGGGGTCCCTTTTTTGTAAATAATAAAATGCGCTATTGTTAAGTTATGCCACGAGGAAAGATGAGTAGAGTTGACATGCTCGCAAGAGTATATAAAATGAAGACGGCACTACATGACGGAATTTTTATCAACAAAGGTAAAGACTGGAATGATGGTGCTAATTATACTCTGGATAGAATACTAGACATTCTGAACGAATATCACTCATGAACCAATCTTCTCTTATCCTATTATTGTGCTTATCTCCTCTTGCGATAATCTTTATCGTGATGAAGATGGCACTATGGGTAGGAGAGACTGCTTCTTTTGCGGCAAAAACTAAAGAGTTAGAACGTATGCAGCATGGTCCTTATATTGTATGGGATGAAGAGGAGGAAGATGAATGGTGTTAGATGATCTTTATAGAAGAGTGGCTAGGACAAGGATGAATATCTTAATGGAAGAACCATGCCCAATGTATGAACCAGAATGGGAAAACAATTATGGCACATCGTATGAAAGAAATATCACCAGAAAGATTAATAACACACAAAGAATGTCAGGAGATGATTGATGCTGCTATACGACAGCACAATCGGAATGCTTCCATTATTTCTATGTGCGTTGGTTGGGTGGTTCTTGCTCTATTTGCTGAAGGACTTCTAAGACTTATTGGCGTCATTCCCCCACTACTACCATGGTTCAACATTACCCTGAAATAATAGGAATAGTTTTCTTACTAGTATTTGCTGCCACCATGTTCTACCAAGGAACATGTATCATGAGAGGGCGGCGTGGATACTCACTCAGAGATTATATGAAACAGGACAGCACGAATGTTCGTCGTAGAATAGAGGAACTTCTCAAGGATAAATAGGTATAGCTTGGGAAGTTGACATGTCTGCTGAATGGTACAAAGATCAACCAAGGAATAGAAATTTTCTAAATCCAGTTGGTTTTCTTTTGAAATTAGATAGATTTGAAGGGACGGATTTCTTTTGCCAAAGAGCAAATCTTCCTGATCTTGGTATGCCAACGATTGAAGTACCTACCAGATTTCGTAATTTACCTATGATCCCTGGAGGTGGAGTTACCTTTGGGGATTTTAGTTTACAATTTATTGTTGATGAAGATCTAAAAAATTACTATTCTATTCATAAATGGATCCGTCAGAATGGTAGAGCAGATGATGATTTAGAAACTCCACCAGAAGAGCAGTATAGTAACGCACAACTTCACATTGTAACCTCACAATACAATCCAGCATTTGTTGTATCGTTTGAGAATATTTTCCCAATCTCGTTGTCTGGATTGGAGTTCGATGCTACAATAACAGATGTGGAATATCTTACTGCTGAAGTAACCTTTAAGCACCAAAGATTTTTTATCTTGAATAAAAATATGAGACCCCTATGAATTTTGAAACTCTTCGTAATAAATTTGAAAAACTCAGAGAAGAATGGTCAGAGGATAGTGCAGTAGATTTCCAGTTCAAGAACAAACAGTATAGCACAGATCTTGGACAACTTGCGTTAGACATCCCTTTCCAACATAATAAATACTTACACCACTACACAGACATCTCCCAGATCAAGACATCTTTGGAGTTTGAAATTAGAAAACTTTTAAAAGAAAAACGTGAGTACTATTCAGGCGAAGCTGATGCTCGTGTTTACGCAGAAAAACCTTTTGGCGGAAGAATTCAAACTTCCGAAAAAATGAAGACTTACTTGGAGAGTGATGATGATGTTATCAATCTCGAAGCAAAGATCAAGTATCTAGATCAGATGTTGTACTGGTTAGATCAGGTGATGAAGCAGATTTCAAACCGAGGATTTCAGATCAAGAGTGCTATTGAGTGGGAGAAATTTATTAATGGACAGTAATGACACTGCTATCGGTCAAGAAAAAGAATGAAGTTTATGTAACTATTCAATCTAGTGAGCCTCATGTTCACATGGAGCTCTCTGACTATTTTACATTTGAAGTTCCAGAAGCAAAGTTCTTAAAGAAAAATCCTCGTTACAAATACTGGGATGGCACCATTCGTTTGTATTCACCTGGAACTGGAGATCTTTACGGTGGATTGATGAAGCACCTTCAGGTGTGGGCGGAAGAGCGTCAGTACACAATTGAATACGAAAAAAATGATTGGTATGGCGATGTTCAAGAAACTAACGATTTTGTTTCTCTTGCTGGCATCAAGACCTTTATGGACAAGATCACCAGAGCGGGAATTACTCCAAGAGAATATCAATACACTGCTGTCTATGAAGCAATAAAGAACAACCGTAAACTACTTCTTTCTCCTACGGGAAGCGGTAAATCTTTGATGATCTATTCCCTCGTCAGATACTATACTGCTACCGACAAGCAAACGCTCATCATCGTCCCTACTACGTCCCTCGTAGAACAGATGGTCAATGACTTTAAGGATTACGGTTGGAATGCTGACGACTACGTACATAAGATTTACTCAGGTAAAGATAAGAATACTGATAAACCAATCATCATTTCTACTTGGCAATCAATCTACAAGTTTCCTAAAAGGTACTTCGATAACTTTGATTGTGTAATTGGTGATGAAGCGCACCTGTTCAAGTCTAAATCATTGACTGGTATTATGACAAAGCTTCATAATGCAAAATATAGATTTGGTTTTACTGGAACACTTGATGGTAGCAAGACACACAAGTGGGTGTTGGAAGGTTTGTTTGGTGACTGTGAGCGTGTAACAAAAACAGATGATCTAATCCGTGATGGTTACCTATCTAAATTTAGGATCAAAGTACTGCTGTGTAAACACGCACCAGAATATTTCGAAACATACCATGATGAAATTGAATATTTGATTAATCACCGTGGTAGAAATAACCTGATCAAAAATCTTGTTCGTGATATTGAAGGTAATACTCTAGTGCTATTTAACTATGTGGAGAAGCATGGGGAACCACTTTTTGAATTGATAAATAGCGTTATTGATCCCACACGAAAAATATTTTTTGTTCATGGCGGGACCGACGTTGAAGACAGGGAAGAAGTCCGACAAATTACCGAGAATGAAAACAACGCTGTAATTATTGCCTCATACGGCACGTTCTCAACTGGTATCAATATCAAACGTCTACACAATATTATATTTGCCTCTCCAAGTAAATCACGTATTCGCAATCTTCAGTCGATTGGCAGAGTACTCAGGAAGGGTGAAGGAAAAGATATGGCTACACTTTACGATATTGCCGACGACATTGGCGGACAGAACTATACGCTCAAGCATCTTAATGAAAGAGTGAATATCTACAACGAAGAAAATTTTAAGTATGAAGTTATAAAAGTAAATTTACGAGCAAATTAAATATGGAAGAAGAGTTTTATGCAACACTAAAATTGGTATCTGGCGAAGAAATTGTTTCTAAAGTTTGTTATTTACCAGACGAAGATAAGATCTTGCTAGATAAACCACTTCAAGTGGAACATGCAAAACAAAAAAAAGGTCACGTAGAGATGACTGGATTTACATTTAAGGAATGGGTATCAGCAACATTTGAGGACATGTTTGTTATTCGTAGAGATCATGTCCTCACGATGTCGGAACTAGATAATGAAATTCTAGAGTTCTATGAGAAAAGTGTTCGTAAAATTGAAAGCGGAAGGCATCTTACTGGTAGAGGCAACAAACTTCCAAGAGCAGCTGGATACCTAGGTTCAATTCAAGAAACCAAGAAGAACTTAGAAGATATATTTAAAAGAAGCTAAACTTAACCTTGAACCCTTAACAGAGTTATTCTACTAAGTTTCTGAGGTTGTGTCAAGCCCCCTTTACATTTGACGATCGCTATGCTACACTTGATACAGATAATGTGAGATACCCGTGACATTCGCAGTAATGACAAGAAAAAAACAAACAGAAAATTACGTCAACAATAAGGAATTCCTTGCTGCGATATCTGAGTATCGACAGAAAGTTATTGCTGCGAAGGCATCTGGGAAACCTCGACCACGAGTAACGAATTACTTGGGAGAGTGTTTCCTTAAAATTGCTACACACTTATCTTACAAACCAAACTTTGTCAACTACATGTTCCGAGAGGACATGATTTGTGACGGAATTGAAAATTGCTTACAGTACATTGATAACTTTGATCCTGAAAAATCGACCAACCCGTTCGCCTATTTTACTCAGATTATCTACTACGCTTTTCTCCGCCGTATACAAAAGGAAAAGAAGCAGCTTGAGATTAAAGGAAAAATCCTTGAGCGATCAGGATATGACGAAGTGATGCACACAGACACATTTGATGGTACAATGACAGGCATGAACGCATCCTATTCTGATATGGGAACAATCAAAGAAAGTATTGAGAACCGAATGAACCGATGATTAAAACATTAGTGAATTTTCAATCAGAAAGCACCGCATCTGGTGATGAGTTTGAAAAACTTGTAATGAAAGATCTAGTATCAAAAGGATATAATATTATTTCCACCAATAAAAAAATTCCAGAAATCGGCGTAAACGTAGATGTAATCGCTGAAAAAAATGGAGTTGTGGAATATATCGAAGACAAAGGTGGTAAACCTGGAAAGGGTAAACGACCTGGAGCTGAACGAACAGATAATGTAAAAAAAGCAATCTGTAATGGAGCACTTTTAAAAGCAAAACATCCAAACGTTTGCTATGTAATTTATTTTTCTGCCAAACCAAAGCCTGGTAATTCATCCGAAGAGATGCTGAACACTGCTATTGAATTTGGTTTTGTTGATGAAGTTAGGTATCTTTCTTATGAATGATTATGAATGGATTGATGAATGTTTCCGTGTCGAACAGAAACGCTTTGGAACTTGGACTAGCTACGATAAAGAAGGTCAGGGCATCCTCACCACACTTGATAAGGAACACCTTATCGCTTCGACCCGTTGGTATCTACGAGCAAAACAAGAAGGGTTCCCTGACCCAACTATTCAATACGATGGAACTGTTGGAGGAAAACTATGAAGATCGCTCTGATTACTGATCAACACCTTGATGGTCGCAAAGGATCTCTGGCATTCTGGAACTTCTTTCAGAAGTTTTATGATGAGGTATTCTTTCCTACGCTAGAGAAAGAAAATGTTGATGCGATCATCGATCTTGGTGATACCTTTGATAACCGCAAGTCAATTGATTTCAATACATTCAATCGTATCAGGGACAATTACTTTGATCGTCTAAAGAAGTACGACGTTCACATGCTTCTTGGCAATCACTGTACGTATTACAAGAATACAAATAAGGTCAACTCTCCAGAACTTCTGCTGAAGGATTACAAAAATATCTATGTCTATTCCGAACCAAAACGAGTTGGTTTTGGATCTAAGAAGTTTCTGATGTTGCCTTGGATCAACACAGAGAACCGTGAGGTTGTCATGAGGCTACTTGATACCGTTGAAGCTGATAACGTCTGCGGTCACCTTGAAGTGAATGGATTTGAAGTGACCCCTGGTATGAAATTCGATCACGGTGGTCTTGAACCATCTGCCTTCAAAAACTTTAAACGTGTGTGGTCGGGACATTTCCATCACCGCTCAAAGAAAGGGAACATCCAGTATCTTGGTAACCCCTATCAAATGTTCTGGAACGATTATAAGGACACCCGTGGATTTCATATTTACGATACTGAAACTGATAAACTTAAGTTTATTCCTAACCCGTTCGAGATCTTCGACAAGATCTTCTACAACGACAAGAAAGAAGACTACAACAAACAAGATGTGTCTGGTTATAAAGACAAGTACATCAAGATCGTTGTTGAAGAAAAGTGGGACTATCAAATGTTCGAAACACTGGTTGATCGTCTTTACAACCTAGGTGTTCATGGCATCTCGATTGTTGAAAATCTGGTAGCTGAAGACACTGCAACTGATATCGAAATCTCCTCGAAAGATACACTCACACTTCTGAATGAGTATATTGATGAGGTAGAAATGTCCGTCGATAAAACAGATCTCAAGAACTTGATGAGATCTCTATATATTGAGAGTTGTAACGTAGCCTGATATGTATATCGTCACGTTGGAAGATCACCCAGATGGCGTCTATTCTGTCTTTGATGAAAATGAAGACAGGGTTATTCCCATCTTCCAAGAAGAAG